ACCAGGATTAGCTTTACGATAAGCCTTTACTCCTTTCTTAGTCATTCCTGCACCAGACTTCGTAGGTCTGTAATTAGCTCCTTTTCCTTTTGTAGTTTTCCTTATTGGTTTAGATTCTTTCCTTGCCATTATACTTCAGATTCAGATGCTTCAATAGTTTTTTGAATTTCTATTGCTAATTTAATTCCTTCAGCAAATCCTTTTTCATCAGCATCACCATCTTTAATAGATGCTTCAAGAAGTGCTTCACCGATACGAACACCTAGTTCTGTTCCTGTTAATTTTTCTTTAGATTTAAGTTTCATCATTTCTTTCATAATGTCTGCTTTTAATTTTTCACTATTAAGTTGAGCTTTGTTTTCATCGGCTTTTGCTTTACGCATGATATCAGCTTCTTTGATATCAAGCTCTCTAGTTCTTTGTTGTACAATTGGGTCTTCTGCTTGAGCCATTGCTTCAGCTTGTTGAGCTTCTTGTTGTTTACGAAGAGACATTTTCTCAGCAGCTTTAGAAACAAGTTCTGATAATCTTTTTTCAATATCAGATGGTAAAGGTTCACCAAGAGGTGGTAGTGGCGTACCCATTTCAGTTTCAATTTCTTTTCTATATTGAAAAGCTAAATGCTCTCTAATATGTGATTCTGTAGCCATCATAATAGTGTTCGATGATGGACTGCTACCAATAATAGCTTGTATCTCAGGGTCTTGCATCCCTGCCATATGTACAGCAATATGAGCTTCATGGTCTTGATACTCAAAGGCTTTTACAGGTTTAATATTTACTAAGTCCATGTTTTCTCCAACAGGATCAGTAGGTTTAATATCATCTTTGTTAGGAATAACTTTATCTACATTATCAATTCCTAAGACTTCTAACATCTGTCTATGTAATTCAGGCATATCATACATCTCAGGTGACTGTTGTGCTAACTGAAGTGCGGCTTGATACTGCATAATTCTTTGAGACATTGTTGCAGCATTTGGATTACTGACAGGGATAACATCAACACGACCATCAAAGTCTTTTGCCTTAACAAACTCATCAGGTTTTTCTGAATAAGGGTAACTAGGAGAAGTAAACTTAGCAATAATATTACTAAGTATGTTAAATTCTTTGTGCATAGATGAATGAAGTCTTGCTTGAATTGCACTCATTACTTTCATCTGTCTTTCCATAAGAGCAAGAGTAGTTCCAACAGGTGCTTCGTTACTCATGTCTGCAATTTTTAAATCACCTAAACTTGCAAACCTTCTGCCTTCATCAACTATTGTTGTTAAAAGAGAATAGAGTGTTGCACTCGGTTCTTTGTAGGGAAGAAACTGTATGTTCTCTCCTATAGAACCACCTGGTACATCCACATCTCTAAATTCACCTGGCATAATAGGTGTATCATCACCTTTTATTCTTAGACCTCTTGTCTTTAATCCACCTGGTAAATTAGACAATGTGCCTGCATCTATTAACTGTCGAAGTAAAGAAGTAGCTGATCTACTTAAACCACCAATCATATGAATTAATCCAAATCCATAAAAACCAATACCTGGTAGATATTGATAATGAACAAAGTGTTGTCTTCTCATTTTAGTTGGATCGTCTTCTTCATAGTTTCTTTTAATTGAAAGAATTCTTCTACTAGATTTATCCATCGTTACAATGTACGGAAGAGCAATACCTGTTTCCTCTCCGTTTTCCATGTCCTCAAAACCTACTAAATCAAGATTAACTTGCATTTCTAAAAGTGTATAACGATTATCGTTATCGTAACTAGTGTCGCTCTCTCCTGTTAATTTATTGTATTTATCAGTTATCTCTGTGATATCAGGAGAAGGTGCAGGTAGGTCAATGTCTCTAAAGAAACCTGAGTGCATTAATTTTTTTATTTCGTTTTCTGTTTTCTTCATTACATGAGTAGCACGTTCACAAGTTAATAAATCACTTGCACCATAACTAACTACAAAATCTTCAGCAGGCACAAAAATAGAGCATGGTCTATTCATACTAGGATCAAAGTAAACTTTTCTAAAAGCTGATCCTGCCAAAGGTAACGAGAATAATAATTTTTCTGTTTCAGTTCTATACTCAACCATCTTTTCTGTTAAAAGATAATTCATATATTCTTCAATTCTATCTGCTTGTCTTTCTTTTTCTTCGTCAATAACCCCTACTATTTTAGTTCTAACAGGACCATCGGCAGGAAATATTTCTGATATTGCTTGAGATTGAAATTTAATAACTGCTTCAGAAAGGAGAGGATGAAAAACACCACAAGCACCTGGCCAGGGTTCAGTTCTTTCATCTATTGTTAAACCTAATTGATCTAAACCTGTAACGTAAGTATTTTCCCAATCCGATCTTGATTCTTTATCTGCCTGAAATAAACTAGAAAGTTCTGAACCCAACATATCTAATTCTGAATCATCTATTAGTTCGGCTAAGTTTTCTCCAAATCCTGATTCAAGACCTGTAACTTCTTCTTCAAAACTAATGATAAGACTTCCATCTTCTTCTTCAGGAGATGTTTCTACTTCTATTTCTATTTCAGTTGCTAAACTATTAAGGGATTTTTTTACTTGATCAGCTTCTGTAGGTCTTATTGATTTATCTATAGCCATTAGTAATACTCCGCCTTCCTTCTTTCGTTGTATGGTTCTTCTTCTTCATCACTAAATAGACTAATAAAACCACCTTGTCTGAACCTTATCAGAGCTTGCGTGCTACTGTCAACAAGGTCATCATGAGATGCATTTGGGAAAGACGCAAATTCTTCAACAACTTCTTCCGCCCATCTTGTATCAGGTCTCCACACTACTCCTGATGCAAACAAATCTGCAACTGCATTTACACGAGCTATTTTATCATTTCCTCGACTTGGTGTATACTCCGAAACAGGAACTCCTGCCGCTCTTAGTTCAAATATTAACGGCATACCTGCCGCCTTACCTTCAACTATACAAGCATCAGGTTCAAAATCTTTATACATTTCCATTGCTTTTGTTTTTAATTCAGGAAACTCTAAACGATCTTTAAAGGCATCAAGTAGAATCACCTGAGGTGCGGTTCTTCCATCGAATTCATCTTCTCCATAAAACACTCCCCATGTAGTACATGCTGAGTAATCAGCTCTTTGTGTTTTTAAGAATGCTGTATCCCAAGATTGAATAACAAATTGACACTGAGGGGGATACTCATCTTCCCAAACTCTCCACCATTCTCTTTTAACTATAGCACCTTCTTCTGAAGTAGGGTCTTGTTGATACTGTGCCGACCATTTAGAAATAGGTAATTCTGCTTTCAATGCTTCTAACTCTTCTAGTTTCCAAAACTCTGGCCAGAGAGCATTACCTGAAGGCATTATCGCAGGAAGTTCTATAACTTTCCATTCATCTGCACCACCACGTTTAATACTTGAATCTATAATTTGTCCTGTTAAATCTTTATCGTGCCATCTTGTCATAACGATAACGATAGCACCGCCAGGTTGTAGTCTTTGTCGAGGACCTGATGTGTACCATTCGTATGTTTTATTAAATACATTCGCATCCGCAGAAGCACCTTCTTGCTCCGAATGAGGATCATCAATAATTAATAGATCAGCACCTTTACCTGTAACAGCACCACCTACACCAATCGCAAAGTATTCTCCACCTTTGTTTGTATTCCATCTACCTGCAGCTTTGCTATCTGCTTGTAGCTTTACTTCACCAAATATATTTTGAAAGTCTTTGTCACCAACTAAGTTTCTTACTTTACGACCAAAGCCTACTGCAAGTTCTGCTGTATGTGCTGTTTGAATAACCTTCTTGTTAGGATATCTACCTAGAAACCATGCAGGTAAAAGGTAACTAGCAAACTCAGATTTCGTATGTCGAGGTGGCATATTGATTATTAATCTTTTTAACTTACCATCTACAACATCTTTAAAAGCATCTGCCATAATTTGATGATGCTCTCCATTGATGAAGGCTGGCCAGACTTCTCTTACAAAAGCTAAGTAATCTTCTTTAGCTTCTTCTTTTGTTTTAGCTTCTTCATACTCACTTAGTAGATCAAGAAGTTCTTTCTTCTGTTGAGGTGAATACTTGTCTAAATTTTGTAATATAGAATTAGCATCTATAGGAAGACTCATTTTTTTCCTGCTTTTTTATTCCTTGCGAAAGACCTATTGGAGCTTTTTTTAACAACAGATAGATTTTTTTTTGAATTATTTCTAGGGTTACCATCTTTGTGATGAACATCTTTTCCGTCACCTTTGCTAACTTTTCCTGCTTTTATCTTTTTGTTTCTAGCGGCGTTCCTTGAGTCTCTATTCTTTATTTGCTTTTTAGAACTATGATAATTTTCGTATTCTTTTTTATAATTTCTAGTTTTAGCCATCAGATTTCCATTTAAAACTTATCTATTATCAAACCTATATCAGCAGATAGCTCTTGTGCACCTATCAATACTTCTTCAGATTTCTTTTCTATCTTAACTGCTTCGTTTAACATAGCAATAGATTGTTTTTCTTCCCTAAATTTTTTATCCCAATAAGTTTTTGATACGTTTTTAAAAATTCTTTCATGTTCCTCTATCGTAAGGAATTTTTTAAAAAATTTTCCCTTGTGTGAGATTAGCACATACTGATCATTAAAAGATATCGTGCAATCTCCTCCTTTTACTGTTGGGCACTCTTCATCCTTTGACATCACGTTTACTTTCCCTGTTATAAAGTTACCATAGACTGAAAATTTCTCCCCATCAATAGCAACTACTGTATCACCTGCTGATTTTACTTTAGCTTTCGCTAACTTCTTTTTATTTTTATCCATAATTGAAATCTCCCTGCAAACATTATACACCATATTTAAAATATTTGGAAGTCCTGGTAGGGAGGTTACTCAGGACTTCCTCGTTAAAAAAGAATCATCAAGTCTTACATGAGAATGCTTAATTAAAACCCTTTAACGAATTAACTTGCAAAAAATGAAGCAAGAGTATATTCTTTTATTAGATAGTTACTAGGTAGAATCTATCTATATACTTTCTAACTAGATTCTATCTATATCTAGATAGATACTATAGGGGAATATACAAATATGCCATTACAAAAAGGTAAATCTAAAGAAGTAAGCCGTAAAAATTAGAAAAAAATTTTTTGTGTAAAGGATGTTAGTGCATTTTCTGTAAAAAAAAGGGGTAACCACCCTATATTAAAATCGTGGAGGATAAAAATGGTAAAAAGTTCTGTAAAAAAACCTAAAAAAGCAACAACAAAGAAGAAAGTAGTTAAAGAACCACTCGTAGAAAAACAAAATGTTAAGATTGGCATAGCTTTAGGTGTGATATTAATACTACTAATGCTTATGGCTAACACATAGCAGTAGTTTTGTGAAATCACTGTGATTATTTGAGCAAATTAGTGTGTATAGTGTATAGTGTGTGTGTTTTATCACAGGGGGGTTGGGGTTCTGAATTGTCTAAAACTGTATAACCTTAATTAGACCTTTTTCGGTGTACTGATTATTTTTTATCTACTGTTTGTTTTAAAGCTGATAGCTTCTGTACCAACTCTTTCTCTACTTGATCTAAGTTTTTACTCTCAGATATTTCAACCCTGTCTGAGAATAGACCTATGCTCTTTCCTAATAACTCTAGTGATCTTAATTGGGATGCTTCTGCTTGACCATTGTCTGCCATGACCCAAAGGCGTTCAATTATTTTATCTCTCTCCGAGAGGGAAGAAGATAGTGCATGCGTTTCCATTTGCCCTTTGAGGACATCGATCCTTTGTGAAACCTTTGGTGAAGATAATAGCTTGCT